AAGGGTTGGAATGCCCTGATCGTTTAAGAATGTAATAAATTGCTCAACTGCTGGCAATAAAGCAACGCCTAAACTTTCCTTTGCTTCATCAAATCCTACTTTTAAGCGATCAATCTTTCCTTGAAAGGTTTCAGCATTTGTAGCTGCTGCGCCACCATACAACTCGGCTAACTTGGCTTGAACTTCAGTAAAAGATAATGTTGATAATTCAGCCTTGCTTAATCCAAGTCCTAATCTGCCAAGAGATGTAACATTTCCATCCTGAGCACGACCTAAAGCATTTGCAACAGTTTCTAAATCTTTACCTGATGCAGCACTAATATCTAAAGCAAGGGTTAATAACTTTTGAGCTTCCTCAGTAGATTTTGTAGATACTGCCAATCTCTGCATGGCTGGACGCAATTTATCGTCTGCAACACCTGTGGCTAAAGATGTCTTTAGAATCATGTCTTCAGTTGCCTTTATTTGGGCATCAGTAGCACCTGTGGCTTGTCTTAAGGCATTGGCTAACCTTAACTGTGCCTGTTCATCCTCTATTGCAGCCTTGACCCCATCAATGGCTAATTTAGTGCCATAGGCAACGGCAGCAGCAGCAGCGACCGCAAATGCAGCAGCAGCCTTTTTTCCAAAATCTGAAATTTTGCTTGAGTTAGTTTCTACGGCTTTATCAGCTTCGCCTAACTTCTTTTTTAAGTCATCAACATCGGCAAGGATTGATAACTTTAATGTGCGATTACCGGTTGCCATTAGACCCATTCCTTAATAATGCGATCAAAACTTTGTTCCCATTTGTTAATCAATTCAGGCTGAATTCTGCGAAGGGTTGGATATATGAACCATCCGCGAGATCCACGACCTGACCGTCCAGAATATGTAGGGAACTGTTTGAATTTATTTGAACCAAACTCAACACCACCCCATAAGGTTTGTGTAGTAGCACCACCTGAAAACTTTTGTCTGGCAAAACCGTAGCTGAACTCACCGATCTTGCTCGATTTAGAGATGCTAACGCCATCCGCGACTCTCTGCGCAACTTTGCCAGCCTTTGTTCTTTGTCCAGCTGCTTGTTTAATTTCTTCTGATGCAAAATACGCCAGAGCAGCAGATTGACGGCGTGCTTCATCAGTAGCTTGGTCGTCCATAAGTTTGAAAGCCTTATAAATATCGCGCAGGTCTTTTTTATTGTAGGCGATTGTTTCATTTGCCATACCTCTGCTCCAATACTTCTATCGCTGTCAAAATGTCGTCTGAATCAACCCATTCACTCATTGGTATTTGTGTGGCTATTGCCAACTCAACCAATAATCTGCTTAGGCTTCCTGCTGGATGACTTTTGGGTCTGCATCACCGACAATTACATCGGCAACTGTTTCCATCCATACTTCAAATCCTTTTACTGGCTTTCCTGCTGCTTCTCGCTTATGTGCGTTATAAGCCAAAAACATTAGATCCCACATGCCAAGTTTTTCTTTTGCTTGGCTTATGGTGTGACCAGTTGTCTTTTCCCACTTTGCCCACTCAGGCGGTTGGGCTACATAAGTGGCTTGCTCGCCTGAGTTATATTCAATTGTAATTGGTAATTTCATTTTTTGCTCCCGTTTCTATTTCTTAACTAAATGTTTCTGTTACTGCTCCACCTGAAACTGTAAATTCAAAATCAACAGTTTGTGCATCAATTCCTGATCCACCTGCTGTTGGAAACTCTGGCTTTACTGGGAACACAAATTGTGCGCCAGTTGCAGCTGTTAGAGTAATTGAAATGTCAGTATCTGGAGCGGTTTCTGCTGCTGTCCATAGAGCCTCGCAAACTGAGTTTGCCTTGCCCCAGTCAGCCAACATTGATAATGCGAATGTTCCTGAAATGTCTGTTGTCTTATAAGCAACGCCATCAAGTGTTTGATATGCCTGACGCTCATTGACTTTTGTTAAAACTGCGCTGGTTGCTTGTGCTTCGATGTCTGTTCCACCTGTGAAAGACAACGAAATATCGCGACCGGTGATTACTGTGGTTGCCATTATTTCTCCTTAGACTGTGCGTGTGTAGTAGGTAGATACTCGAACATCTGCGATAAGCAAAGTCGATGCTCCGACTGTGGTGACTGTTGGTCTTTCGACCGAGCTGACAATATACCCACCAGGAATAACTGCCAGAACGCTGATTATTAATTGCTCGATATTGTCGAGCGATGCAGGGTTGCTGTTATAAGCAACTGCAACTGAAATAGTAAAATTAACTTTTGCACGAATGTTTGATTTGTTGATTGTTTCAAATTCTAAATATGGGCTATCTGGAACAACTACTACTGCTGGAGGAATAACTGTTTCAGGCACAAAAGCATAAACATTTCCTGCAACGCTAGATAAGGCAGTTGCTAAAGGTGTGCGAATCTGCTCAAGAATTGTTTCATTAGGCACTATTGAGCCATGCTTTCAGTATCCATATATGAACCAAGTAATCCAACGCATTTATTAAATAATGATCGACCCATTCTAAAAGGTGTAGCTGTAAAATCTACTCCTTCGATTTGTCCTCCACCGGCAAGTCTTGCTTGGAAAACTTCGACTGCAACTGTGTAGACGGCTGATTGAACAGCTGCATTTCCAACATAAGTTGATCCGCCAGATAAGGCAGCAACTCCGGATGGGATGACATTAGCCTCGAGTAAATCGGCATTAGTGATCGATTGTGAAAAGGTATATTGGCTAAGATTATCTGCCAGCACAACTCTTGTTCCGTTGTAAGGTGATCCGCATCCTGTGATGACAACTGATTGTCCTTCGGTGAATTCATGTATTCCTAGTGTAGTGAAAGTAGCGACATTATTTGTCAGCGATACTTTTTCGATTGGAGCTTTGAATGTAACTAACATTGGCAGAATAACTGTTTCTGCGGTGTCAATAATTTGATTTAAGTAAGTATCATCATAAAGAGAGGAACTTACACCCAATACAGAACGCAACTGGGTCGCGGTAATAATTGTTGGCATAAATTCCTCTCTTAGACTCCCATTATTAGCTGCCTGGGATCGGGAGCAACCCCAGGCATTAAGTTAATTAGATTAGTTCTTGTTGAAGTGAACTGATCCGTTGGCGATCTTTGTTGCAAGTGCGCCATAACCATAGTAAGCAACAGATACTTGACCAGTTGCTGTGATGTCTGAACGAAGTTGTAAGCGTGGGCTCTCATACCATGTGTATGACTCTGGGTTGATTACAAACATTGATCCATCGCCAGTTGTGTATGTTAATGCTGATAGTGAACGAGATACATAAAGATCAAGTCCAGCAACATTTCCACGAAGTGATTGTGGACCTACTGCTCCACCTGCGTTTTGTGGATTTGAAGCATTGTAAATTGGGCGACCGGAATCGTTGTAACCCATGATGTTACCCCATTGCTCTGGAGAAACTACGATGTTGCGAGCAAATCCCAATGAGTTTGAATAAACTAATTGAGCAGCTTGTGCAGCATAAGCAAGAAGTCCTGCTGCTGTGTTGTCCTGTGCTGTTGTAGCAATTAAACCAGATGAGATGATGCCATTAGCAACAAACTTATCTGTTTCTTTTGCATAAGCAAACTCCATTTGACGAACTAACTCATCAAAAAATGCTGGAGAACTTCTGTCAAGAAGCTCAACGCTGAATGTCTGGCGGCCAGCAAATTTCTTAACATTTACTGTAACGAAGCTTGATGCTTGATCGTTTTCGTCAATTGTTGCGCCTTCTGCTTCCTCAGTAACTGTTGGTGCAGCTGTGATCTTTGGAATCTCAAATGTCATACCAGATGCAGGTAATACACCTCTTGAAATTGCATCAATTGATCCACGATCGCCATTTGAAATACCATTGATGATTTCTGTAGCCTGTGGTGTTGGAATTAGACCTGAGTTATTGCTTGTGGTATCAGCAGCCATTACATACTGACGGCTTTCATCGTTACCTAGTGCAGCACGAACTGAATGCTCTAAGTATGTTGCTTTATTAGTGATTGGTGAGCGTGGCTTTGTGTAAGCAACTGACTGCGCTGCTACTACTGCCACAGGCTCAGACTTTGCAGCTTCTACCGCTTCGGTTGCGATAGGAGCATCTGAAGTT